AATGGTCGAAACGTCAATGTAAGCACCAGAAATGCCAGAAGCAGTATTCGGAGTGCCAATGGCAAAACCAATGTTTGCACCAACACCAGCCTGAGTAAGTCCAGTTGCGTCAGTCTGAGCAATGAACTTTGCATTGGGGTCATTGACATAGTAGCTGGTCACAACATTGCCAGAGGCAACGTCAGAACCGGGCCAATAGTTGGACCATACTGTGCGCTTCTGAGATACCGACAGATACTGGCAACCAGAGTAAACGCCAGCAATCGTTGCCGAGCCAGTGCCGACAATGATCAAGCCGTCAGTATTAAGCTGTACGGGATCGCCGTAATAAATTGCAGAAGCATTATAAGCCGTCTGACCAGCAACTTGTTCATAGGTCGGGGACGACCCAGTGCCGCTGTACTGACGGAAACCGAAAGGCGTATTTGTGTTCGCCATGACGGGTTCTCCTTTTAACGGGAAAGCTCATCATCTCGCACCGGGGAGACTTAGAACCGGGAATAGGCGAACCTTCCGCGCCGGGGGAAGGCATGTCCAATAAGGATCATGACAAAATAATACTATGCCATGCCATAAATGTAAAGGGCCGCTGTTACACGGCCCTTTTGTCACTTATTCGTTTGGAACCTGTAGTGGTTCATAACTATTTCTGATCTTGGTCTCTTTGGAACTGCGTTCAAATTGACCTTCAGGAGCTTGTGAAAGCTGTTGTTGCTTACCAAGAACCTGACCTCTGGCACGGCGGAGTTCAATGTTGCGCTTTTCTTCAATGATTGAAGTTGGCATTTGCATTAGCACCATGCCCTTACGTTCAATGATTGGGTTCTTGCCATCATGCGGCATTGTCTCGGGATGACGCTCAGTTGGCACAGGTTCCCACCCATCACGGGCCAATTTAACCTGATAGGCTGGGTCTTCCTGCCCAAGATTTACCCTGCGCTTCCACTGATAGGTCCAACCATCTGGCGCGGGAGGAGCGCGGAACTCATCAGTTCCTTCATCAAGATCACCCAAATGGCCACGGATTTCCGCAGCACGGCGGGCAGCAGCAGCCCTTGGATCATCTTCACGCATAGATGGGCGCATAGATGGACGATCTGACACTGGAGCAGCAGCAACTTCTACTGGTGCATTTTCTGCGTGGAGAGCCTTTTCAAGCAAAGATGGCTCTTTACGAGCAGGGCGACCACGGCGGGCTTTTACAGTTTCCATAACTTATATCCTTAGTGTGAGGTGTTGCGGGTCTTTTCCGCCTGAAGGTTTTCCCAATATTCTTTGGGGCTAATGCCAGAAATCCGGGCAGCTTCTGCCTGATCCGGTGTCAAACGAATAACACGCGGGTTGCCAGTTGGGCCACCGGAAGAGCGTGACACAGGTGCAGCAGCCGGAGCAGATTGGCGGCGGTTTGTGGAATTAGACGCGCCAGACATTACGTCATCGTCATCGTCATACCGTGAGTTGCGAGATGCTTCTTTGGTTTTACCAATGCCCAGCCGGTTTTCAATAAACCGGAAATAGTCATCAGATTCCGGGATAATCTGGTTATCCAAAGCGTCCCCGTGTGCGCGTTCCATGATTCGCAGCATACGAGAATCCTGCAAATGCTCACGGTTGCTATCCAGCCACCTTGCTGAACGGGGCGTAACTTGCTGCATCAGGGTGTCAACAATGTCACGGGCAGGAGCGGGAGCCTCCCTGCGCGGGGTATTTTTCATCTCATTCAAGCCATCTTCAAGACGAGTAATCTTGTTGATGTTTGATTGAAATGACTCCTGAAGCTCCACGGCACGGTCAAAGTCACCAACAGCCATGACTTCTTTCATGGTGTGTTTAAGCATTTCCTGTTCACGCCGCAGGGTCTCCAACGCGCCAGAAACAAGGTGAATTTGGTTTTCTTCCGACTCTGCCGAAGCCTTATACGCAACACTTTCGGCTTCTTGACGAGCTTTTTTCTCCTCATTGTATTTTTGCTTAGTGTCTTTTAGCTTGGCTTTAAGCTCTTCAATAGAATCTTCAAGCGGGTCATTTTTATTGCCAGCTTCAAGAATAACTACCTCGTCAGCAACGTCAGGCTCATCAATTAAGATGTTCTGAGGTTCATTTTGATCTTCAACAGGAAGGTCTAGGGATTCCTGTCCTGTATTATTTTTTCTAGCCATTATAATCTCCTATTACCATACACGGTCTGGATGATCGACACGCCCACGGACGTTCATATCATCAATCATTCGGCATAAAACGCCATTTACAGTGATGCTCCAACCATCAGACGAGCGCATAATGATCCATTCGTTGACATCAATATCAATATCTTGGAACCATTCACCGCTTGTATCTTGGAAAGCCGAAGGACCCTTTTTAAGCACCAACCCTACTTTGGATTGGAATTTATCTTCGTCACGGGTTTGACCCGGGAGAAGAAGTCCTGATTTAGTCTTCTCTGGGCGGATGTATACAGCCACCAAAAGCTGGTTATTGAATACTTCTACATTAGAAATGTCACCAATTTCATCCAAGATAGCCTTGGCTGGGTCGGTTTCATGTTGCATGATCATAAACGGCATTTTTACCCCCTTTTAAAGTGTGCCATTGACGATATTTTCGGCTTCTTCGCAGTGACTTAACGCTGCTCGCAAGCCTTCAATTCTCCCTACAATTTGCTTGTAGGAAGAAAAATCAAACCCTTCTTTGTGATGGATTCTCGTAAGATTCTCTTTTAGCATTTCAATTTCTACGTTTATCAGCTTAGTCAGTTCTTTTTGGAACAGTGTATTATAAGTTTGCATATTGCCCCCCGGCATAGTTATCCCCCCTAATTTAGTGGGGACGGAAACTTAGGGGGGCTAGGTTTCCGTCCCGATACGCGGCTCTGAGGATGAGGAACAGAGCCGCATATTAGTTAAGCAAGCTGAATGCCCGTTTTCTTACGAGCCATTTCAGTCTTTTCCAACCGACCGAAACCAGAACCCGCGCCAGCGTCCATATCTTCGTAGTTGCGGTAGTTGCGGTGACCCACTTTGCCGCCCTTGTTGTGCATGGTGCGTTTGGCAATGTCGGTCTTCTGCAAACGGCCTTCACCAGAACCAGCACCAGCTTCCATGTCTTTGTAGGAACGGGCGATTTTAGTGATGCGACCGCCAGCTTTGCGTGGCATTGGTGGCATACCGCCAGCCATTGGAGGACCGCCAGCACCGCCCTGTGGTGGCATTGGTGGCATCTGCATCGGCATTCCGGCAGGAGGAGGCCCACCAGCAGCAGGAGGAGGAACTGGGACTGGACGAGGCGGAGGAGGCGTTGGGCCACCCGGCATCATGTCACCGGCACCAGCAGGCTTGCCAGCGGCAATGACAATGTTGATGTCAGTCTTGCCTTTGCCAGCTTTGCCGCCACGGGCATGAGCGGTGCGACCGCCCGTTGCGCCGGGGACTTTACCGGGATAGCCGGGGCCAGAGAACACACCGCCGCCAGTTGCACGTTTGGTGCGGCCACCTTTCTTGTATCCACCCGTCTCCTGCTCCGCTGATTTGCTGCGGTCAAGAGCGTTAGAAAGACTTGCGCCTTTTTCCATAGCCCGGCCAGAAACAATGTCACCAATGTTTTTGATTGGGTTGTATGATGGCTTGGCATCGTCATAAGCCGAACGAAGATCGCTCTTGGCTTTTGCCATTTGTGTGCTTTCAGAGCGCATACCGCCGCCGTCAGCGCGTTTAGCCCGACCGCCTTTTTTTAGGCCAGCACCGGGATACAGCAGCTTAGGGAACTCATGTGGCTCCGTGTGCGTGGCATAACCCATGTTTTCAGAAATGTCAGAAAGGCGGTTCTTGCCAGCATCCCGAAGTTTGCTTTCAGCCATAGACCGCGCCAGCAGATTACGCGCCAAACCACGTTCAATGTCATCAGCACTGCCTTTTTTAGGCATCCCAGCACCGCCGCCTTCTTTGCCCATACGGGCAGATGGCTTAACCATCTTGCGGATCAAGGCTTTGTCTTCTTTGACATCATCATGTGCTGCGCCGCCTTTTTTAAGACCGGCCGCTTTCATAGGGCTAAGATCACCTTTTTGAATCTTGCCAAATGACATGGTGGAAGATGGGACGCCAGCCTGTTGGACAGAGCGGTCCAGCATCTTTTTTGCCCCTGACAGAGGGCCGCCAATCTCTTTTTTAGTGCGCCCGCCGTTTTTCTTTTCGTCTTTGTCACGCATGGCATTCATTGCCATTGGGATCAAGCCGCCCATAGGGCCACCAAGCATACCGCCGATGTCTTTCTTGGTGCGGCCACCGCGCTTGCGCTGTGCTTCCTGATTGCTGCGGGTATCAGTGGCAGCAGCAGCCATATCAGCCAACTTTTTGCGGTCCATTTCTGAAGGGCGGTTTTCCCGAAGAGCTTGGTAATGCTCTTTGCTCTCTTCATTGGTGAATGGGCTTGATTTGCTTTTTGGCCCCAGCCCAACGCTTTCCTTCAAACGGTCAATGCTGTCCGAAAACCAGCCGCCACCGTTTTTATGGGCGCGGCCACCTTTTTTCATGCCGCCAACATGCTTAAGGCCAGAACGCTCTTCGTTGGCCTCTTTGACGTTACGGTTGATCATGCTGTCTGCGGTCATGGCTTTACCGCCACTGGCGCGGGCTTTCTTGCCCATATTTGCCTTGGCTTTGACACCCATAACTTTGCCGCCGGTTTTGAAAGCGCGGCGTGACACAGGGCGCAGACCAGTCTTTACCTCAGTGTTAAGCGGCTCTGCCGGAGTCCAAGTAGACGAATCTACCTTTGTTTTAGGATCGCCGCCGGAAGAAGTAAGGTTTTTGGCCTTTGCTTTCATTGCAGCGCGGGCTGCTTTTGCCATGTCAGACATCAGTCTCTCCTTGGAGTTGCCCCGCGTCCGGGGGCCACCGTTAACTTGGGTGGCTCAAGTCTTTTTTGATACTACACCAAGTGCCTTATTAATCAAAGCGGTTGATGGCATTGATTTTTTGATGGCAATAGGTTTTTGGCGTTTGACATTTCGCCCTGTCAAATCAATAGGGCCGCCAGCAGCACGGAAGCGACGAGCAGTAATAGCTCCACCGCGTTTTACACCAGCTTCCGCGCTCGTCCCTCCTTCGTTTTCTCCGCTTTCACTTTCAGACTCTGATTCAGATTCCGATTCCGATTCAGATTCCGATTCCGATTCAGCTTCTGCCTCTGCTTGCGCGGCTTCTGCTGCGTCTGCGGCTGCCTCTGCTTCTGCGGCTGCCGCTGCGGCTGCGGCTGCTTCTGCGTCAGCCGAAGTTCCAGTCACACCAGTTGCACCGGTGGCCCCAGTTGCGCCAGTTGCGCCAGTTGCTCCAGTTGCTCCAGTGCTGCCGGGACCAGCTCCTCCCGGACCAGCATTACCGGGTCCCGCATTGCCCGGACCAGCGTTGCCGGGGCCAGCATTACCCGGGCTAGCATTACCGGGACCAGCGTTGCCGGGACCAGCTCCGCCGGGGCCGCTGCCAGTAAGACCTGTGGCGTCAGAAATGCTAGTGTTCAATCCCCCGCCGCTGACATTTCCTTGCCCCCCAAACCCGCCGCTTTTCCCGCCAGACAAACCACTTTGGGTATTTGCCATGTCTTCGTCAGTTGCAGAAATTTTTCCGGGGGTAGTTTTTTCAGGCGCGGCTTTAGCTTTGTCTGGGCTGAATAAAGTGCCCAAAGTAGGCCCCCCAAAAATACCCGACACTGTATTTAACGGGCCTACTATAGGCGCAAATCCTGCAATGCCATTAATTATTGCCGCGCCGGGGTTGTTAACCATACTTTGAATTTTCCCTGCTAGCCATCCTCCGGGGCCTGTTGTTGCAGCTTCATCCGGGGAAGGAGAAGGTGCTTGTGCTAATGATGGAGTCTGAGCCTGAGGTTGCCCGGGAACAGATGAAAAACTTGCAGTTGGGCCGCCAAATCCGCCATTACCCCCACCAGACCCATCTGGACGGGAGCCTTGTGTTTCTACTTCTTCTGGAGGTTTCGGAGTCGGGGTTGCCGGGTCTGGCACGGGATTTAATGGTGCGCCTTTATACAAGTCCATGTTTGCCAATGGCACATTAGGGCTTTGAGGCGGCTTATAATCAAACGGGTTTGTACTGAGATCGGTATCCCAAGGTGGGCCGCCATTAGCAAAGCCGACACGTCCGCCGTCAGCAAATGATTCCGTCACATGGGTAATTTTGTTGCCGTAATGCGTAATGGCGTTGCCCGTATCCGGGTTTGTCCATACTTCTACAGGGTGCAATCCAACTTTTGGCTTTGTTTCAAACGGTGCGGGGGCAAAATACTGCCCAGCTTTATACCCACCCCAATCTTCTGTCAGTTGGTTAACCACATGGCCCGGCATGTCAGGTGCAGGGACAAGCCTTGTTGGGATGTTGTGGTTTTGGTCCAACGAGCCAATGGCATTCATATGCTCCGGGTCCATAAAAATGGTTTTATAAGACCTTGGTTGAATGCCGCTTTCTCCGGGGTGTTCAGGACGAGCCATTTTGTCACGGATTGTGGACGCATCCCCGTAATGGGCGTATGTTGAGCCGCTTTCCGTGCCAAATAGATATTTAGGTTTTTCGTCTACCGCATTGGCGACAGATGTATAGTCAATAGGCTTACGAGCGGTTTTAGCTGACGGGCCAGCAAAGACATTCATAACATTGGGATTGTACGCGCCCCGAGCAATGGACGGCAATGAACCAGTCATCATTAAGCCTGAACCAACTTCAGCAGCCTGTGTTGGACCCATGCCAGATTTTGTCATCCCTACAAATTGCTTCAATTCCGGGTCATATCCGGGGGTTAACTCACCTTTTAAGGCTGCACCGGGATATTGAATTGCTTCTAATGCCGCTTGTGGAAGATGTTTTATGCCCTGCACAACCCCAAGATCGGACGCGCCATAGCTTTCATCCTTGGGTGTAAAAATTTTCCGTGCGATGTATTCCCCCAAGGGCATTGGCGGCTTTGCGGAAATTTCCTGATCTTTGTAGGGGTTAACGTAAGTCGTAACGCCCTGATCCTTGTCCAGCATTGGATCAGTCTCACCGCCGTCTGCACGTTTAATGCGGATGGTGTGCTTCGCCAACTTAATGGTGCGACTGATCTTCTTGCTGGAGCGTGTCATTCAAGCGTTCCCTGCGGAGACTGGGTAGGGGCAAGTGGGTCTTCGGTAGACTCAAGACGCTGAAGCATCTCTGGGTCAATCAACTGTTGTGCAACGCTAAGGCTGGCAGGGTTTTGCATAGCAGTTTCGGCAAAGCGCATTGCCGCAAGACGCTCACGGCTCTCACGGTCACGTTTACGGTTGATCGCATCCAATGCCGCATCCTCAGAACGCTGTACCATATCCTGATGCTGCAACTTCAGTTCTGCAATCTTGACCTGATCTTGGAAGCTGTCGCCACCTTCAGAGCCGGGCATCCCACCGCCAAGGTTCGCCATAATTTCCTGCGTCTTGGCTTGCGTGAGAGCAATATCGGCTTCCACCTGTTTGGCGCGTGTCTGTGCATCCAGCACACGGGCATCAGCTTCCTTGCCCTGATTAGCCATGTTGGCCATTGCTTGGACAAGCTCAGGAGGAGGATTAGCTTGCACAGAGGCAGGAACCATGAACTGCTGCGGGTTAGACCAGCCAAGAGCCTGTAAGGCCGCTGTATCTACAGCAATAGGGTCATACAAAGAAGGGTTGGATTGGACCAACTGCTTCAAAGCAGCCACCTTCATCAAACGCTGGGTCTGGCTGGCGGTGTTCGGATCAGCCTGTGGAACCAGATCAACGTCATCCAGAGCCTTCATCAGCGTTTCTTCCGACCACGGGAAGTTAGGGCGGCGGTTGCGCTGCCAGAAGCTCTCCGGGTTTTCTTTGAAGCACTGGGAAATCAGGGTGAATTCTCTGGCCTGCGCCGTGTGCATACGCTTATGCACTGCATTCAAGACTTTCTGAGCCTGTTCAATCTGTGCCAGCATGGTTCCTACAGGAACGTCAGCGCGGCCCTCACCTACAACGGCTTCAGATGTGCCACCTACCCGCATACCGGTCTCTGCCATGTTGTTGACGAGGTTCATCAACGCGCCAGAAGGTTCCTTATATGGCAATGGCATAATGGCTTGGCTGATTGGCATACCGCCAGTCTTGACCAACGCACCGCCGCCGGGTGGCACACGGAAGATGTTGGTGTTCTGACGCGCACCCGTGTCTGCCATAAGGAATCCGGGGAAGTTGTTATACATCCCAGCGTCCAGAAGTTCACGCCACGCAGCCGTAATGGCATTGGTAGTGTTGCCAAGAATGTGCAGCAACCCAATGTCATAGAAACCCATGCCGGGGACGAAGGTATACTTTACGAACGTCTGACGAGATTCAGGAAGCTCTTCAGTATCCTTGTCATAGTTGCGGACAAGAGACAGAATTTCCCGTGAAGATACGTCAATGGTGACGCGGTACGGAATTTCCAAACCAGTGTCTTTACCCTTCCAAGTATGTTCAAAACCTTTGATGTTAAGTTCGCAGTAACATTCATAAATTTCTCTGTCACGGTCATCAGGATTGAACGTATCATCGCTAATTCCTTGCTGTGCGTTCTTCTCCCGCTTGTAGCTGTCTAAATCAACAGATTTGGGAGTTTGAAGTTCAATATCACGGTAAACCCCAAGAATTTGGAGGCGTTTGACCGTGCTAGGGCGCATAAGCACACGGTGCGTAACGCGCTTGGCATTCTGCAAATCTGTAGCCGCATTGTTTACAATCAGATCGTCTGCATCAACGCTTTCAGAAACAGGGCGGCCCCTCAGAGGGCAGAAATAAATCTTCTTAAATGCCGAACCACCAAAGCCCAGCATGAGTAGCATACGGTCAGTATCAGGGTAATATTCCGTGGCTGTGCTGGTCAGGTAGTGGTTCATGTCACGCTCGTAAGCGTTGGCAAGTTGATCCTGTTCCAGAGTTGCAAAGTTGCTGTCATTACGAATTTTGACAGGGCCGTCAGTTGGCAGAAGTTCAGACCGCGCATTGGCTTGGAAGCGCAGAACGGCTTCCAACAGCAATGGATGGCGGACTTTGCTCATTCCTTCCACCGGCGCACCGTCAGACGCGCCAGCCACACCCGGTATTTCAATCTTAAGGCCAAGGAGCTTAATCCCCTGCGCCCGATCTTCAATCCAGTCCTTGCGGCTTTGCAGATCATCGTCCACACCGCGCAACAGATCAGATGCAATAGATTGCAGCTCCTGATCTTCAATGTCTTCAGCAAGGTTTCGGAACCAGTTATTCTTATCCGACTTCTTTTTACGGTCATTGATAGGTTTGCCATCCAAAGAAATGGTTATGGAGCCATCCGGGTGTTTGATCTCCAGAATGTTGCCGTCACTGTCAAGCGTGGGCTGGTCTTCACCATCATCAATGATTTCAACTTCAACATCAGCCGCGCCAATGTCGTCTGGTTCTTGCTGGTCAAGACGGATATTCGGCACAAGGCCCGGCACTAAACTCATGGTTAGTTCCCTTTATCACTAAGGCTTTCCATTTCAGTGACAAACCTTTGGATGCCCTGCTGTGCCGCCATTGTATCGGATTTTGCTTGGATTTCATAGTGCCGAACGTAATCATAGGGTGCAATGCCCCAGACTTCTACCTTAAAGCTACCAAGGCCGTTAGGCGTTGATGGTTTGATGACATCAACAATGGCGTTTGCTAAAATCTGTGACATATCGTCTCCTTTTGTAGCAGATTACAGTGACATAACCTTAAAAATCAAGCTGGGTATAGCGGTCCAGAGTTATTGTTGCCGCTGAAGGTCATGCCGCTTTCCATTTCAGAGGCCCATTCACTGCCACGGACCAAAATCCCCGTGTCACGCAGATGGCGCATGGCCATAGACACCGTATCCACCAAATCGTCATGCTTTCCTTTGGGGAATTGACCACATTGGGTGATTACCATCTCAGACCATTGTCTAACAGGGGCATAAACCAGCCCTTCGGCGAACAAATGTTGCACAGAGTATAACCGCGCCAGCTTATCTTGGGATTTTGGGTCATACATCTGGATGCCAAACTTCTCATAGCCAAACAAACGCTTCATTTCCTGCGCCACGGAGTAGCCAGCGGCCTTGTTTTCAATCAAAACCACGTCAACTTTGAATTGTTTGCAAGTTTGGACCACTTTTGTGACCAGATCATGCAATTCATACCGCCCTTGCCAAGCATACATCATCATGGCGCGTGGATTTGTCTCTGTTTGCTGCCTAAAGATTTCCACACGGTTGCCATACCGACCCGCAGCCATGCCCGGAGGAGCTACCGAATTGACATCTTGGGAGAAAACTCCCCAAACTGTCATAGCTGACGGGTCATTTTCGGTTTTTGCCGTGTATGCGGTGTCCAAAGTGGCAATAATGGTGTCCATATTGGGGTAAATTGCATTGTCCCATGTCTGCCACCACTCACGTTTGATGATACCGCCGCCTTTTGGCTCGGGCCTTTGCTGCAACTGGCCCGCCGCAGACCAAGGGCCAAGTTGTTTTTCAAGGACAGTGACTTCCTGCTCCCCAAAACGCTCGGGCCAGAGCAGATCATTCTCTCTTTTCTCCAGTTCAAGCTCTGCATCAATGCTGACGGGAACCCGTTCACCGCTTTCGTCTACAATAACCAGCGGTTCTCCTGCGTCATCCAGACCTCTTGGGTCATGCCATTCGGTGTCACCATACGAAGAATAACTATGTCTACGCCATTCATACCGCATTGGGAGACAAAGATGGGTCCATTCACCCTCATCTTTGGACATAATGTGACCGGTGAGGTCTTCTTCCGACAATCTCTGCTGAATAACAATGAAAGCACCCGTCTTAGGGTTGTTAAGGCGCGTTGAAAGAGCGGAATCCCACCATTCAATGGTTGATGCAATGGTGGCTTCCGAAAACGCTTCCTGTGCGGCATTCGGGTCATCAACGACGATGATGCTTCCGCCTTCCCCTGTAAGTGCCGACCCAACCGAAGTTGCCAAGCGAGACCCATTTTTATCGTTGTCAAAGCGGGTTTTAGTATTCTGGTCACCTGTTAACTTAAACCTTTCGCCCCAAAGGGCCTGATACCAAGGGCTTTCAATCAAACGGCGGCACTTTACCGAATCACGCAGGGACAGGCTTTGTGCGTATGAGGCGTGGAGGAACTGCGTCCCCGGCCCAGATGTCGGCGTGTTCCACGGTTGCGCCCACAACCAAGCGGGAAACGCCACAGATGTCAAAGACGACTTGGAGCAGCGGGGCGGGATGTTGATGATCAACCGCCTGATGTCACCGTCTGCTACAGCCTGAAGGTGTTCTGCCACGGCTTCAATGGGCCAGCCTTCTGTAAACGGGCTGGAGTCAATGTAACGCCACGCCTTACGCAGAAAAAAGTAAAGGCTGTCCTCAGAGTCAGCCTTATCCAGTTCAGCTAGGTTCTTGTCTATATCAAAATTTTGTGTGTCTAGATCAATCATGGTGTTCTTTCATAGTCACTAACGTAAGGTCTAGCGCAGATAAAACAAGTTCAAGCGTCTGAAGCTGCGGCGACACCCCTGTGCGCCACCGCTCCAGCATCTTAAACCCCACCCCTGATTTCTCAGCAAGCTGAACGTAGGTTATCCGTTGGTTGTTCATTTCAAGAAAAATGGCTTGAACAATAGGATGCGCTCTGGGTGGGATAGATTTTTGCTTAAACTTTGACATCGTTGTCAGCTTTCCGGTATGTGGCTTTGGCACGGTCAATCAGGTCTTTCATCTCAGACGCGCCAATAGAAACCCAATCAGGACATGCCAATCCTCCCCATGCGCCTTCAAACCGTGGGTTGTCGGGGTCTATGCACATGCACTTTTCCAAGCGGCACTCCCCGTAATTGTTCAGGAAATGGATTTGCTGTTCGTTCATGGGCCTACCCCCATGACGAGGAATGATGCCATGCCAGCAATAGCAGAGTAGACAACTACAATCCAAAACAGGGACGCTTTATCCTCTGGGTGGAAGTCAGGTTGTTTCATAGGACACGTTCTCCACAAAACACTTCAATCCGGTTACAAACTTATCATCAACGGCAAACCACGGGCCGTTAGGGGTTTTCTGGATATACCATTGGTTTGCATCCCAGTTTTTCTTCAAAGCAACAATGTCTTTGCATGGTTTAAGGGGTGCGGCGGCAAGGATGATGGCAAGGATTGGTGCAATCATTTCATACGCTCCTTCATCATTGTTTCGGCATAATCATAAGCATTGCTACATATTGATTTGTGAGTGCCATTGTGTGGGTCAGACAAAAGTCCGATTAATGCAGCCATTGCAAATTCATCCCTCAGGTCTTTCTTTTGCTTGGCTATAGCCAGTGAGTTTTTCAATTCGGCAATTTCAATTTCTTGTGCCGACCGATGCTTGCTTTGAAATCCAGTCATTTGTTTAACCCCAATGCTCTGATTAATACCTGTCGGACAGAGTTCTTGTGTATTCCAAAGACCCTGCCGATTGCTCCGTTAGACATACCGCGTTTGTGCATAGCTACCATTTGCGCTCTGCGTTTTTCACGGTCCTCATAAGCCCCTTTTGGTGCAGCCATTATTTACCCCCAAATCTTTTTGTATCGCCATCATCATCACAGTTAACCGAGCCAATGATTATTTCGTAGGCCGTGTAAGCCAGCGGTAACACAAATGTTACCATCCCCAGCACTACCAGCCATTGAAGGTTGTATTCAGCCCAGTCAAACCCGCCTGTCCCTGCGGCGGCTCCGGCCGTTCTTTCCCTGCTGTCCT